AGGGATGATTACATCAAAAAGACAAAGTCAATTGAAGTCATCTCGGAGGACTCACCGTCTTTTACAGAAGCGGCAGTTTCCGACGCTCACTAGCGGAGGTTCTTGTCGCAACTGGATACTGGACACCCGACATCCCATTCGACACGGACGACTTGTTCACAGTTGTCGACGTGTTAAAAGAACAACAGAAATCACGGCATAGACGATGACAACGAACACAACTATTGAGATTCAAGGACTCAAGGAAGCGATTCGTTCCCTCAACAAGGTCGAGCCTGGACTCCGCAAGCAATTTGTTCAAGATGCCAACCGCATTGCCCAACCCGCAATACAGGAGGTGCAGAAGGGCTACGCGCAACTACCTTTGTCCGGCATGGCTCGTCAATGGACTCAAAACGGCAAGAAAATATTTCCGTTCTCAATTCCTCGCGCAATCTCTGGAGTCAAACTCAAAGTAGATGCTTCTCGAGAGGCAACTTCTCTCATGTACATTACCCAGACCAATGTCGCAGCAGCCGTCTTTGAAGCAGCAGGACGCGCCACTGCCAACAACCTCGGTGACTCACTTGGACGTCTTCGTCCTGGCACTACTCGCATTCTCGGACCCGCCGTGTATCGCAAACGCAAAGAGATTGAACGCGGACTATTGAATGCGTCAATGGATGCAATTCGACTTGTACAAAAGGAACTTGACTGATGGCTCTTGCAATCCCAATCATTACGGAATTTGACGGAAAAGGAATTAAGTCCGCGCTTAACGAATTTAAGAACCTTGAAACAGGAACCGAAAAGGTTGGATTCGCAGCGCAACAGGCAGCAAAACTTGCAGTCATTGGTTTCGCAGCGTTGGGCGCAAGTGCAGCAGCTGCGGGAGCAGTCCTGTTTAAGGCAGCCCAGGCAGCAGCAGCAGACCAGGCAGCACAGGTTGAACTTGCCAACGCAATTAAGGCAAGCACTACCGCGTCTGACTTGCAGATTAAAGGCCTGGAAGAATTTGTAGACAAAACTCAAAGGGCAACAGGAGTGGCGGATGACAATCTTCGTCCGGCTCTTGGCAGACTGGTCAGGGCAACAGGTGACGTCACCAAGGCTCAAGACCTCCTCAATTTGAGCCTTGACCTCTCGGCAAGCACAGGCAAATCAGTTGAGGCAACAGCAAATGCGCTTGCAAAAGCCCAGGAGGGTTCCTTCGGTGCGCTAGCAAAACTTGGCGTCGGCTATGACGCTGCAACTTTAAAAGCAGCAGGATTCGAAAAAGTCCAAGGAATGCTCGAGGATCGTTTTGGCGGTTCCGCAGCTGAAAAAGCAGCAACTTATGAAGGCGTCGTTGCTCGCCTCAAAATCACCCTTGGAGAACTTCAGGAGTCAATCGGTTACAAGGTTCTTCCAATATTGACAAAACTTGGAGAGTCAGCAGTTCGCATTGCTGAAGCATTTGGTCTCAAAGGCGCTGCCGGTGGGGTCGCACAACTTGGAAAAGAAATCACGACACTCGGCACAGACGCCGACGGCATGATTAACACTTTCGGCAAAATCTACAATTCAATTGCTGGATTGGTAAACGGCATCATGAATGCACTTGCTATTCCGCTATCAGTAATTAACTTTCTTCGTACAGGCGAATTGGGCAATTACAAAGTCAAAGGTTTGCCAACTTTTGATCAGTTAACGGCACAGAACCCAATGTCTAATCGTCCCGTCTCAACGCAACAAGCCGAAGCAATGTTTGCAGGGTCAACACCGTCGGCGATAGCGGGTGCAACGCCTGCTTCAATCCCGTCAATACCTGCAAAAGTGCGCAACAGTGAACCGCCTGTTTCGGCAATGCCAAGGGGAACTGGAGATTTTACAATGGAAGGAGGCATTGCAGGAATTGACTTTAGCAACGTCACCTTCAACATTGACGCAGGTCTCATTTCATCGCCTGCCACAGTCGGGCAGGACATTATTGACGCCATCCTCGCAGCACAACGCAACTCAGGCGTTGTCTTCGCTCCGGCATCGGGATTGTAATGACCGTCCCCACCTACCAAGTCCTTGTCGGATTCCAGACAACTACAGGATTCGGTCAACCCTTCCAACTCAACGACGCGGTCTACGGTCTACTCAACACAGGCACCCTCGGCGGACTGGCATACGCAGACCTCACCTCGCTCGTTCTGTCGGTCAACATTAAGCGCGGACGCAACCGCCAACTTGACCAGTTCAACGCAGGAACCGCACAGGTCGTCTTTAACAACAACTCCCGCATTCTTGACCCGCTTAACACGGCCTCGATCTACTACCCGTTCGTGTTGCCTCGCTCGCCCATCATCATCTACGCCAACGGCACTCCCATCTACACAGGCTTTGTCGAGGATTGGGACTTGGACTATCAGAACGCCAACCAGGGCAGAATGTTCGCTCGATGCGTTGACACCTTCGGCACCCTTGCCAATCAGCAACTTAACGCTTTCACCCCGTCGGCACAGACTTCAGGATTGCGCGTAGACGCCGTCCTAGACCGTCCAGAGGTTGCCTATCAGGGCGCAAGGTCTATCGGTACAGGAACCTCGACTCTCGGCGCTTACGCGGTCTCTCAGGACACAAACGTCCTCAATTATCTACAGCAGGTCAACACGTCCGAACAGGGCTACCTTTACACGTCAGCCGACGGAACCCTCACCTTCAAGGGCAGGTCAAGCGTTCTAAACCCCGTCTCAGGAGCGTCGTTCACAACCAATGGGACAGGCATCCCATACATGAGCCTCGTCAACCAGTACGGATCAGAGCTGCTTTACAACTACATCGTGACGCAATCACCCGCAGGAGCTGCACAGACCAACTCTGACTCGACGTCAATCTCTCTGTACCAAGCGCAGAACTACAACCTTCTTAACTTGCTGAACTCCACGACCTCAGAAGTCAACGGTCTCGGCGCGTACCTCCTCGGCAAATACCGCAACCCCGTCGTTCGCTTTACAGGCGTTTCTTGCGAACTTGCAGCACTTACAGCTGCGCAATGGGCAACCATCTTCGCCATTGACTTGACGTCAATCGTCACGGTGCAAAAGGATTACAACACCGGAACCCCGCTGACAGAATCGCAGACCCTGATCACTTCAGGAATTGAACACAGAATCGTTCCAGGGTCTCACATTGTTTCGTACACTTTCGAGAGTACGGACGGCAACCAATACCTCACCCTTAACGATGCAATCTTCGGAACGCTCGACAACAACCTTCTAAGTTTCTAAAGGAGACACAACATGGCAATACAAACATTCACATCTGGGCAAATCCTAACGGCAGCGGATACCAACACATATCTTGCCAACTCAGGGCTTGTTTATGTTGCTTCAACAACAGCAACGGGCATACAAACTGTAACTTTGACTGGTGCCTTCAACAGCACCTTTGACAGTTATGTTTTGGTCTATAACGGTCTTGTAGTCAATACAAACACCGTTGATTTGACTTTGTCTCTTGGCTCAAGCGTTACTAATTACCAATACGCAGGCCTATATAACCGTTATGTAGCAAGTACATTGCAACCTATTGCTTCATCAAGTGCAACGGCATGGATAATTGCGACATCAGGAAGTGCAACAGATGTCCTCAGTGGTTCAATAGAAATCACCAACCCTTTCAAAGCTGCTGCGACGCAATACAGAACCGCGTCATACAGCGCAACATGGGCGTATCTAGTCGGTGGGTATCAAGCAGACGCCACAAGTTACACAGCCTGCACCCTCAAAATCGGCACAGGTACACTTTCAACAGGCACCGTCACCTGCTACGGATACCGCAAGGCATGAGAAAAAGCCTAATTCTATTGGTCATTTGCGCATCGCTCACCGCTTGCGCAGATCGTGAACGCCTCAACTGCCCACCAACAAAGAACAAAGCCCTACGAGGCGTAACCGAAACAATCTCAACAACAATTGCACCTGCTTATGGCAGCGGAGGGAAATGCGTATGAAACCACAAAACAGAATGAGCAACGAAGAAATCAAAGCACGACTTATCTTCGTCGTAGCAATCGGATTAACAGTTGCATTCCTCGCTTCAATCTTGGCTTTGCTTTACGGCTTGTTATTTGTGACTCAAC